GAGTTTGCCCATCGCTCCTGGACCAACCCCACAGAATTTCAAACCTGGTCAGATCTAAATGTCATGCTGAATAACTGTGATCGTTTGTATGACGATCTGGACCGAACCAGCGTGGAATGTCGTAGAATTGGGCGTCCAACTATCGCATTTAAAGAAGCATATCAGAGACTGGACGAATCAATGACCCTACTGGAGCAGTTTGTTATGACTGCTATACTAATGCGCGGTTGACAGGTAAATCCCATTAATGTATAATATAATACCATTTACTCATCAGTAAGGAATATCATGGCTATCAAAGTTGACGGTAAAGTCGTTAAAGCAAAAATCAAAGCACCCAGAAGCACTCATGCTGCCGACGAAAAATACACTGGAACAGAACCAGTGTGGGATACCGAACGAGCCCTGAAAATGGATGATGACATGTTTGACAATTTCATGCGCAAGAGCATGAACTATTACAACTACCATTATGCCACAAAAGACTTAAAAAAGTATGTAGTGGAATGGGTTCAGACCGCTGATTTACTGACTAAAGCAGAACTCAGTGCGTTTATACGCAGTCCCGATCGTACATTAACCATGACAGCTTGCTCGTTGATCATGGCACATCGTCAAGGTATGCCGCTGAAAGAACGTCATGTGACTTACCTGCGTAAAGCCATTCAGTTTAGTATTGAACTGGCTGGTGACGAAGTCGTTGAGGACGTCAAAACACCTGAACAAGTGGCATACAAACCCACAATCCAGGATCGCATGAACGAAAAGACTGCTGAGACCCTGGGTGAACTGGAAGGTCATTATGACGATGCTGTTGCTGGTAAAACTGGTTTCAAGTTCTACGATTTTCTAACTGCCAATGCTGTGCCACAGAGTCAGCTGGGCAAGTATGAGGTCGTATTGGCCGCCCGTGCTGAAGAACTACTGGCTGCATCGCAAAAGACAGACGAGCAACTGACTGAGGGCTACCGTCATTATAAGGCAGCTGACTTCAAGCGACTGCTGACTTTCCTGACCAACTGTATGACTGCTATTGAGCAATATCGTAGCGTTAAAAAACAGACTAAAAAGGCTCGAGTTAAAAAGGCTCCCAGCAAGGAAAAACTGATCAATAAACTGAAATACGCCACTGAGGACAAAACCCTCAAACTGGTCAGTATCAATCCAGCAGATATTATTGGTGCCACCACCCTGTGGATCTTTAATACCAAAACTCGCAAACTGGGCAAGTATGTAGCTGACAGTCACATTGGTAGCCTGGGCGTCAAAGGCACCAGCATCGTGGGCTACGACGAGGCTAAAAGTGTGTGCAAGACACTCAGAAAGCCAGACGAGAAGTTACAGGAATTCCGCAAAGCAACCAAGGTACAGCTACGTAAATTTCTGGAAGATATTCGTGCTACTGACACCAAATTAAACGGTCGTATCAGCACTGACATCATACTGCTCAAAGTGGAATAATGGTCAGGTGGCTGCTAAATACTGGCATAAGGAACTAACACATGCCCAGTATTCCAGCCACCACCCCGGTAATCACCGGAAACCTAACAGCCCGCGGCAGTCTGCCCACCAAAAGTCTATATAGCAATATAGCTGGATCCGGGCCTGGCGAGATTGCGTTTGACGGAAGTGTGCTACCCACAACAGACTCCAAACGAGCTGAAATCACTGATTATATCCGTATGCGTCTGGGTGACGGTATAGTGGACGTAGAGCTGGACAAAGAACACTACGAGATGGCTATTAAACAAGCCCTGGTAAAATATCGTCAACGTGCCAGCAACAGCACTGAGGAAAGCTATGCTTTTCTAGATCTACTGCCAGAAACACAGGAATATATACTGCCCCCTGAGATACAAACAGTTAAACAGATTCACCGTCGTGGTATTGGAAGTGTGACCGGAACTACTGCCAGCCAGTTTGAGCCATTTGCATCAGGATATCTGAACACATACATGTTGGTGGCTGGGCGTGTGGGTGGATTAACCAACTACGAACTATTCGTAGACTATCAGAAGTTGGCCATGCGTATGTTCGGTGGCTTTATGAATTTCACATTCAACCCAGTTACTAAAAAGCTGACCATTGTGCGTAAAATGCCATTTGGCTACGCTGGTGATCAGGCTGAAAGTGTGTTGTTACACATATACAACGTCAAGCCAGATCAGATGATACTGAGCGATACTTATGCGTTTCCCTGGATACAAGAGTATGCCTACAGTTTTGCCAAGCGTATCCTGGGTGAAGCTCGCAGTAAATTCCAGAGCATTGTGGGCCCACAGGGTGGAACCAGTCTAAACGGCGACGCCTTAAAGTCAGAAGCACAATCTGAGATGGAAAAACTGGAAGAAGATCTCAAGACCTACGTAGATGGATCAACTCCCCTGACCTGGGTAACTGGTTAATCTAAAACTTGACACTGGGTTAGCTGTATGTAATAATACGGCAACAGGAGTATTTCAATGATTATCGGAATTTGCGGATTGATTGGTTCTGGAAAGGACACAGTAGCCGACTATCTCGTTAACTTTCACGAATTTCGTCGTGAAAGCTTCGCAGGAACCCTCAAAGACGCAGTGGCCGCAGTATTTGGCTGGGACCGTACCTTATTAGAAGGTCGCACCAAGCAGGCCCGTGAGTGGCGAGAACAAGTGGACCCCTGGTGGGCCCAAAAATTAGGAATCTCAAATCTAACCCCCAGATATATCCTACAGCAGTGGGGAACTGAAGTATGCAGACGCGGTTTCCACGACAATATCTGGATAACAAGCCTGGAAAACAAACTACGCAACACCACAGACAACATTGTTATCAGCGACTGCCGCTTTCCCAACGAGATCAGTAGTATTCGTGACGCTGGTGGTATTATTGTGCGCACTCGTCGCGGTCCTGATCCCGAATGGTTCAAAGCAGCAGTGGTGGTCAACCGCGGTCCCACACGCAACCTAAGCTGGGCCAGCAACAAAGCTGTCCTGGAAAACTACAAGATCCATGCCAGCGAAACAGCCTGGGCAGGAACTGAGTTTGATGTTGAATTAAACAATGATGGCAGTATTGATGAACTATACACCAGTGTTAGAAATCTGGTACTAGCGGGCCCTGCCGCCAACCCAAGCGACTCTTGATTACATCGTGCTGACAGTTTAAGCAGACAGTTTTTAAGTTCGCCCAGTTATTGTTTTTAAGATTGCCGTCTATATGAAATACACCTGATTGTTCCGCATATTTAAATTTAAAGCCACAGCGTTCGCACTGTGGCTTTTTTCTATATCCAGCCAGGTGCCAGGCCGGGGGTTTTGCTGTCAACTTTTTACCACTGCGTATACACATATCACACATTTTTCTATAATATGTGACGCCTTTCTTATGACTGTTAATAGCCACGGGTCTCTGGTTACACTTAGGACAAATTGCTCTGGGTTTCATACCAGTATTTACCTATAAACCATAATTATGGGCACGATAAACACTAGAAAAATGAGTATATTAATAAATATCTACAAGCGTATTAATAAAGGAATAATGCTATGGCACTAGTATCCCCAGGTTTACAAATCACAGTTACTGACGAAAGCCAGTACGTATCAGCAGCAGTTGGTACTGTACCTTTACTCTTTCTAGCAACTGGACAAGACAAAACAATCAATGGCTCAGTGGCGTCTGGAACAAGCGCAGCTAACGCTGGACAATTACAAATATTTGGTAGTCAGCGTGAGTTGGTAACTGCTTTAGGATACCCAAGCTTCAAGCAGACAGCCGCTGGTACACCAATCCACGGTGATGAGCGTAACGAATATGGTCTAATGGCCGCTTACAGTGCTTTGGGCCTGGGCAATCGTGTTTATGCTATCCGTGCTGACATTGACTTAGATCAATTGGCTGGTACATCAGTTCGCCCCAGTGGTGACGTACCTAATAACACTTATTGGTTTGATCTAGCCACCACTACTTGGGGTATCTATGAGTGGGACAAAACAACTCAGGCCTTTACCAACAAGTCACCTATAATTATTACCAGCGAATCCGACACATCAGATGTAACTTTTGATTCATTAACTGATGAGCCAACTCCGCTGAGCAGTATTGGACAGATTGGTAGCTATGCTGTTGTTGCTACAACCTCCGCTAACCGCATATTCTACAAAGCCGGCGCAAACACAACAACCAGTTTTGCTTACTATAACAAGTGGGTTCCTGTGGGATCAACTGCTTGGGAAAATTCTTGGCCTACATTGGTTGGTACTGCTACGGCAGCCACAACGTCTACTGGTACAATCGTTATTAACGGTGAATCAGTAACCATATCGTCAGGAACATCAATAGCCACAGCAGCAACTGAAATCCAGGCTGAACTTACAGCGGCCAGTGTGGTTGGTGTAACTGTAACAGCCCTGAATGGTAAACTTGCAATTTACGGTACACAAAATAGTGAAAGCGATGGTTCAACAACCAATGGACGGATTACTATTTCTGGTACAGTGTTAACACAATTGGGATTAACTGCTGGTACATATAATACACTGGGTTCTAGCCCAACTGTTGGATCAAGACCAGTCGGTGTATACTACGGATCGTATGCCAGCGCACCTCAGTGGGATACCAATGGTACATACCCAGCACCCAGTGGCGCATTGTGGTTGAAAACTGGTTCATTAGGTAGCGGCTCCAACTTTTCGTTTAAAAAATATAATTCACTAACACAAACCTGGACTGCACAAGCAGTGTCGTCATACCGCAACTCTACTATAGCAAACTATAATTTGGATCCAGCTGGTGGTGGTGCCAATGTGGGTGTAGGTACCATCTTTATGATCCAGGACACAAACCTCGCCGGAACCGCCACTCTGCACATGGGCAGCTATCGCCCACGTGTTAGAACTGTATCAGGTGCAGTAACGGCAAAAGCCAGTACAGTGCCAGCATCAAGTGCGTTTGTATCGGGCGACACTATCCTACTAAGAGCATCAACAATTAACAGTTCGGTCTACAGCAGTAATTATACAATTACATTTGGTTCTACTGGTGGTGCTTCGGTATTTGTTGCTGCCATCTTAGCAGCTAACGTACCTTACGTTACGGCCGCAGTGGAAAGCGACGGTACTATCAGCATTACACACACAGCCGGTGGCAATATTATTATGGAGCCAGTGGGTGGAACCAACTATCTGAACTCAGCTGGATTTACCTCTGCTGCAAATCTTGATAATGTTGAAGTTTTAGCTGACGACACTGTGTTTATCAGCGGATGGGATTCGTTAGAATATACATACAGTATTACACAGCCAACAGCTAATCCATCTGATGGTACATTGTGGTATTATAACGATGCTACTTCTGTAGATATTTTAGTAAACGACGGTCAGGCCTGGAAGAGCTATCGCAGTTTAGCTGCTGATGCCCGTGGTTATAACCTACAAAACTCCAGTCCAGCTGGTGTTATTGTAACAGCCACTGAACCTACAGCACAATCTGATAATTCAGCATTGGTAGCTGGTGACTTGTGGTTAGATACCAGTGATCTAGAAAACTATCCTAACTTATACCGTTACAATGGTACGAGTTGGATTGCTATTGATAACACAGACCAGATCAGTCAGAATGGTATCATATTTGCTGACGCTCGTTGGGACGTTACTGGAACTACTGATCCAATATCCGGCTCCTTGCCAACCATCACTGATTTAATTGACGACACCAGAAACTATGTTGATCTAGATTGTCCAGATCCACAACTATACCCACGTGGTATCCTATTGTTTAACACACGTCGCAGTGGCTATAACGTCAAGCGTTTTGTTAGTGATTACTTCACTTATGCAAGTTACAATGGCGAC